CGCCGGTGGTCTACCCGCTGCGCGGCAGCCCCTACCACCTGAGCGTGCAGGGCGAGGGCATCACCATCAACAGCTCGGCCGCGGTGCAAGTCGACGGCGTGCTGGAGTACAGCAACGCAGGCGCCTGATCATGTCCAGCGACGTCGATATTTGCAACACCGCGCTGGGCTACCTCGGCGACGCGGCCAACGTGTCAAGCATCGCGCCGCCAGACCAGTCAGCGCAGGCCAAGCACTGCGCCCGCTTCTACCCCATGGCCATCAAAGAAGGCCAGGAAATGCACCACTGGAACTTCGGCACGCGCCGCACGGCGCTGTCGTTGATCTCGCCGCTGCCCTCGCCCAACGTGAATAACCAGTGGGACTACGTCTACGCGCTGCCCAATGCCTGCCTGAACGCGATCAAGGTGATGGACATCAACGCGCCGGACGACTGGAGCATGACGCTGGGCGTCGATCAAATGCCGTACTGGAACCCGGTGCAGGCCGGCACGCTGGGCACCAGCTACACCCGCGTGCCGTTCGTGCGCGAGTCGCTGGCTGACGGCACCGAAGTGATCTGCACCAACCAGGCCAATGCGCTGCTGATGCACACCGTGCTGGTCACCGACACGAACAAGTTCACGGGCCTGTTCACCGCCTTCGTCTCGGCGCTGCTGGCGTCCAAGCTGGCCGGCCCGCTGATCAAAGGCAAGGACGGCCGCACCGTGGCGCAGCAGTGGCTGCAGAACGCCATCGGCATCCTGGCCAAGGCCGAAATGCAAGACGCCAACAACCGCAGCGTCAGCAACATCCAGCAGTCCACGCCGTGGGTGGGGATGCGATGAGCGAGAAGGTTTTCACGCACGCGTTCAGCGGCGGCGAGGTTTCGCCCGAGCTGTTCAGCCGCTTCGACCTGGCGCACATCGCCCAGTCGCTGGCGCTGTGCCGCAACTTCGAGGTGTTGCCGCACGGCCCCGTGCGCAACCGCGCGGGCACCGAGTTCGTCTCCGAGGTCAAGGACAGCACGCAGTTCACGCGCCTGATCCCCTTCAGCTTCAACGCGGCGCAGACCTTCGCCATCGAGCTGGGCGCCGGCTGGATCCGCTTTCACACGCTGGGCCAAACGCTGCTGACGACGCCGTCGGCCGCGCCGTGGTCGCCGGGCCCCTACTTCGCTGGCGCGCTGGCGTCCTACGGCGGCACCACCTACCAGTGCAGCGGCGTCATCGTCACCGGTCGCCAGAACCAGCCGCCGCCGGTCAACACCTTCAACTGGACGCCGGTCTTTCTGACCTATGAGATCAGCAACCCCTACGCGGCGGCTGACCTGGCGGCGATCCACTACACCCAGTCGGCCGACGTGCTGACGCTGGTGCACCCGAACTACCCGCCGATGGAGCTCAAGCGCCTGGGCCCGGCCAGCTGGACGCTGACCGCGATCACCTTCGCGCCGTCGGCCACGCCGCCGACAGCGGTGACGGCCACGCCCTCGGGCGCGGGCGCGGTGAGCTACCAGTACACCGCCACGGCGGTGATGAGCTCCAACAACCTGGAAGAGTCGCTGGCGGCCAGCGCATCGGGCGTGATCACCAACGACCTGACGATCTCGGGCCACACCAACTCGATCACCTGCACCGCGCCAGCCGGCGCCGTGCGCATCAACTACTACCGCCTGGCGCAGGGCCTGTTCGGCTACATCGGCCAGGCCGCGCCGGGCGCCACGTTCGTCGACAACAACATCACGCCCGACGTCTCCAAAACGCCGCCGCTGGTGGACTCGACCCTGGCCGGCGGCGCCGGCTACTACCCGGCCGCTGTGGGGTATGCCGAGCAGCGCCGATTCTTCGGCGGCTGGACGCAAGGCCCGCAAAACATCCTTGGCACGCGCTCGGGCACCGAGGCCAACGTCAACTACCACATTCCGACGGTGGCCGACGATCGCATCGCCTTCCGTGTCGCCGCGCGCGAGGGCAGCCCCATCGAGCACATCGTGCCGGTCAACTACCTGATGCTGCTCACGCCGACCAACGTGTTTCGCGTCAACGCCACCGACGGCGGCGCGCTCACCGGCGCCACGCTAGACGTCAAGCCGCAGTCGTACCTGGGCGCCAACAACGTGCAGCCGGCGACGGTGGGCACCACGGTGCTGTACGCGCGCGCCGCGGGCGGCCACGTCATGGAGCTGGCGTTCAACACCACCAACCAGGGCAGCTACTACACGACCAACGACATCACGCTGCTGGCGCCGCACCTGTTCGACACGTTCAACGTCACGGACATGGCTTTCGCGCGCGCGCCCTACCCGATGCTGTGGTGCATCAACGATCAGGGCACGCTGCTGAGCATGACCTACGTGCCCGAGCAATCGGTCAGCGCCTGGGCGCACCACGACACAGACGGCAAGTTCGAGTCGTGCTGCGTCATCAGCGAGCAGGGCGAGGACATGCTCTACGTGATCGTCAACCGCACGATCAACGGCGTGACCAAGCGCTACGTGGAGCGCAAGCGCTCGCGCGTGATGGCCACGCAAGCCGATGCGTTCTTCGTCGACTGCGGGATCACCTTCGTGGGCACGGCGCCGGTGACGTCGCTGTCGGGCCTGACCTGGCTTGAAGGCAAGACGGTCAACATCCTGGCCGACGGCGGCGTGATGCCGCCGCAGGTCGTGACGGGCGGCGTTGTCAACCTGCAGTCTGCGGCCACCAAGGTGCAAGTCGGCCTGCCGATCACGGCCGATTTCCAGACGTTGCCGCTGGTCGTGGCGCTGCCCGATCAGGGCCAGGGCAACAAAAAGAATCTGAACAGCGCCTATGTTCGCGTCAAGGACACGTCGGGTCTGTTCGTCGGCCCCAGCTTCAGCGACATGGTGCCGTTCCCCCTGCGCTCCAACGAGCCCTACGGCTCGCCGCCGACCTGGATGCAGGGGCTGCAGCAGCTCGTGCCCAGCAACGCCTGGACGGATGACGGCCAGGTCTGCATCCGCCAGACCGACCCGCTGCCTGCAACGATCATTTCGCTGACGCTCGAAGTCAGCATCGGAGACTGAAGCAATGGGAACCGCAGCACAGTTCGGTGGCATGGGGTTGAAGGCCGGGGGCGCCTACGAAGGCGCCGTCGCACAGAAAATCTCCAACCGCATCAACGCCGAGACGGCCGCCTACCAGGCGCAGCAAGCCGTCTTGAACGGCCAGACCAACGTCGAAAGCACCGACCTGCAAGTCGCCCAGGTCAAGGGTCAGCAGCGCGCCGCGATGGCCGCCAACGGCATCGACCTGGGCTCGGGCAGCGCTACCGACGTCCTGGCCAGCACCGACCTGCTGGGCGACCGCGACAAGGCCACGATCATGGACAACGCGCTGCGCACCGCGTGGGGCTACCGCTCGCAAGAGGCGCAATACGCCGCAGCCAACAAGTCGATTCACCCCGGCCTGGCCGCCTTCACGTCGCTCCTGGGCAGCGCCGGCTCGACGCAGGGTCAGCAGTCGTTCGACAAGTGGGGCATGAGCTCGGGAAGCAGCGCGGGCGCAGGAGGTGGCGGCAGCGGCGGGATGACCGCCTGGGCCGGCGGCGACATGGGCGACATGGGCGGCATGGAGGCGATGGGCTGATATGGCAAACGTTCTGCTTCTCCAACCGGGCAACGCCGTTGCGCCCACCGGCGCGCCGGGCCCGATGACCACCACGGCGTCCACCGGCGGCCTGGCCGCGGCGGCGTCGCAAGACCTGGGCGACAAGCTGCAGACCGCGGGCGACAATTACGTCATGCTGCAGAACCAGGTGCGCGTCAACGACGCGATGAACCAGGCGCGGCAAAAGGCGCTCGATCTCACCTACGACCCCAACGTCGGCTACCAGGCCAAGCGCGGCGCCGCGGCGCTGCAGCCCGACGACAACGGCCAGCCGTTGCCCCAGGCCTACGGCGCGCAGCTCGGGCAGGCGATCGACCAGATCGGCGCGCAGCTCACGCCCGCGCAGCAGCGCGTCTTTCGCATGCAGGCCCAAGACCTGCAGACCAACTTCGTGGGCGGCGTGCAGTCGCACATGCTGCAGCAGTCGCAGCAGTACGCGCTCAGCGTGCAGCAGACCAACGAGCAGCTGGCCGGCCAGCAGGCGGCGCAATACTGGAACCAGAACGACAAGGTCAACGGCGAAGGCGGCCTGGTGCACCAGGCGCAGGCCGCGGCCTACGCCACTTCCAAGCTGACCGGCATGGACAGCCAGGCGGCCATCGCTCAGGCGGGCAGCTCGATTCATCGCGCGGTGATCCAGGCGGCGCTGGAAAACGGCGACCCGCTGTACGCGATGAAGTACATGAATTCCTACGCCAAGGACATGACCACGCCGGACATCCTGGCCGTGCAAGGCAACATCACCGCGCAGGGCAACGCGCAGGTAGCGCAGCAAGCCGTCGCCACGGCCGTCGGCAAGATTGCGCCGGCCGTCATTCCGACGGACTACGACCGCCTGCACAACCTGGTGGCCAACGCCGAATCGGGCAACCGCGAGACGAACCCGGACGGCTCGACCGTCACGTCGAGCGCGGGCGCGCAAGGTCAAATGCAGGTCATGCCCGGCACGCAGGCCGACCCGGGCTTCGGCGTGAAGCCGGCTGCGCTCAACCCGGACGGCACGGTCAACGCCGCCGACCGCGCGCGCGTGGGCCGCGACTACCTGGACGTGATGATCAAGCGCTACAACGGCAACATCGCGCAGGCGCTGGCGGCCTATCACGACGGGCCGGGCGCGGTCGACAAGGCCATCGCCGACGCCAAGGCGGTCGACGAGCCCGGTATCTGGATGCAGACCGAGCACATCAGCGACGCCGGCCGCGCCTACGTCGCCACGATCCTGCCCAAGTATCAGGCCAACGGCAATCGCGCTCTGCACGAAGGCGTCCTTCGAAACG